TCCCTGTGGTTCCCTGCACTGTGCATCGTAGCGCTCGTTTTCGCTTGTCCAATCTCTCACGTCATTTTTCCTCCCTTGCATTTTTTAATAAAATGGTGTACAATGGGAAAGAACTAATTCCTTTAGTTCCCGTATACGGAAAGGTTGGTCACTTCGGTCGGTGGAACAACCTTTCCGTTTGCTTTTGCTCGGCTCTGACGCTTTGTCAGAGCTTTTTCTTTTTGCATGGAAAACCATGTCGTTAAGCCATAAAGCCCGCACAGAACCAGCAGGAACAGGCTTGGCAGTGCGATTAAGTACATCAGTTCAAACATTACTCTACCTCCTTAAACTCTGTTTACTTCGATGCTCTCCAGCACCTTTCGGGTGTAGCCGGTTTCGTGGATGCCCTGCTTCCAGAGCCGCTTTGCTCCGCCCTCGCCGAGATTGTACGCCATCAGGCTGTCCGTCAGGCTGTACTTTTCAAGATACCCGCCGAGGATAAATGCCCCTGCTTGGATGTTTTGTTCCGGGTCGGTGAGGTCGGTGGTTCCGATATTGCTGCTGAGGTACTCCATGTTGATGGTGTGTATCTGCATCAGCCCGTAGCAGCTGCCGTTTTGAGCATCCACCTGATATCCGCTCTCCACCTTCATCACCGCATATAGCACATCTTGTGGTATTTTGTAATCTTCGCAAGCCTTATCTGCTATATCTTGCAGTTCATGGCTAAGTGGTATATCTCGGTAGGTCTTTGCCTGCACTGCCGGGGTAATCTGTATGCATACTTGGTATGCAATCGGTTCAGGCTCCTCTGCCAGTGTCAGCATGATTTCCGGTTCGGTTGGATCTGCATCCTCTATCACTGTCTGGGGAGCGCATCCGCTTGCCAGCATACAAAAACAGAGAACAATTAACATTCGCTTCAATTCATCAGCTCCTATTGAAAAAATTTTTCCTTATGTTAAGATTGTTTTGCGGGTTAAACCTCCGATGAAGGGAGGTGAGAATATGATCGATGAAAAAGAAATTGCGCTTCAACTTACTTTGAAGTATTTGGAAATCTGTAATCCTTTCGATGCGCCGCGCCACACGCCACTGTCCGCGGAAGAATTGGAAAACGATTCCAAGAAAATCTCCGGTATTTATAACGCTATATATTCCGGTTTAAATACCAAGTTCGATTTATCAGCTCTCATCTAATGACTCTGTAAATTCTCACCATCACCAAAGAGATTAACAACAATTTTATCAACCCGCATTTTTGAGATTGGGACTTTTCTGCGAGCAGCTGCAACTGCTTGTAGAGGAGTCCCATTCCTAATAATGAAGGATTTACTTCCATCATAGGTTACACCCCTGTTTCTGCAACTTTTCTTCCTCCTCTTTCCGGTGTTTACGCCGAATAGCATCTGCCATCAGCCGGCAGGCTGCTTCCTGTGGTTTCCATATTGATTCCTTCGGAATGACTTTCCCATCTTTCGTTTTTAATTCTGTCTTAAATTCCATAAACTTACCTTCCTTTCCGGATTCTCAACTGCAATTCAGCGATGCAATGAGCGAGGCTGTCCAGCATCACCATGCTTTCCTGCAACTGCTGCTCTTCGTTTGATGAAACCTCTCCATCCGCTACAATGGCAAGCAGGTTTTCTCCTGCACCCTCGCCTAATCTCAGTGATGCCAAAAGCTGAATCACTGCTCGGTCCAGACTTTTGAGCTTTGGTTCCTGATAACACAAATCCCCTAGCGGGCACTCGTTGTGGCAATAATGCGGCATCAGCTCCGGTGCGTTGTACACCTCTGCCATCTTAACCACGACATCTACCGGAATCACTTTGGTAATTCCCAGCTCATAGTCTGCGAGGGTTGAGGGTGATACTCCCAGCAGTTCGGAAGCGCCTTCCCTGCTGTTGAGCCGGTCGTTAAACTTCGCCGCTTCCTTTCTCTTCTGGCAATAGATGTTACCAGCGGCTTTCGTTGGGTTTTGTCCCATTTTGTTTTACCTCCTTAGGTAGTAGAATAAATAGTGTTAATTCAATTCAATCTTTTTCGATGCTTTTTCCATATCGGAAATAGCCTTCTCAACGGCTTTATCTGCCAGTTTTGGAATTTCAGAATTGATTTTTTCTAGCCGCGCATTCAACTGTGGAATCACGATTTCTTCAAAAGTTTTTCCCTCACTTCGAGCAAGCCTGCAAGAAATGTCCCAACTTGAGAAGTTTGCAGATGCCAAAAGCATTTCAGTTAAGATTCTGAGTACTTTCTCAGGTGAATTTTCCATCTTGCTCCACCTTTTCCCTGATTCTTCCAACCATTTGTCATATCGCTCAACCGATTCGGCAGAAAATGGATAGCTTTGTTGTTCTTTGGTTTTTTTGATTCTATTCATTGAATCACCATCCTTTAAATCCGTTATACTTATAGATAGCAGTTTCTCTATCTTTCCTGTCTCTGAAACTGAAAACATCATTTCTTCTAAAATCACTCCTTAGCAAGTCTTTCTTGTTTTCAAAAATTCGTTTAAATCCGATTCTTTGATTTTGTAGTTTCTTCCAAACCGATACGCTGGAAGTTTCTTTTGTCGGATCCACTTCCAAATGGTTGTCAACGCGAATCCAGTTTTCTGAGAAACCTCTTCACAAGTCAAAAACTCCATTCATTTCACCTCCTATTAGTTTGCCTTACTTGTTCTTACTTCGCTTTTGTGATACAATAAATGTAAAAAAGAAAGTCGGTAAGAAAATGCGTTTAAACTCTGATTGTATACGAGATCTTTTGTTGACAGTAGAACTTGTTAGCGATGGATACAAACAGTTTTTTATCCTCCCAGATGATTTCAATAAGGCATTCGATGATGGTTTCGAATTGTTTAACTCATATAACGAAGAAGAATTAACGTATCATTTTCGCCAATGTGACAAGGCCGGATTACTGTCAGGTGTAAAATTTCCTGCCGATGGCGGTTTTGTATTCTGCGACTTAACTCCAAAGGGACATTGGTTTCTGAATACCATTCGACCAAAATCTGTTTGGAAAAAGCTCACCTCCGCTGGGCATGCAACACTCCCGTTTCTTTTAGATATGGCATCTTCTTTATCCATTGAGGTACTCAAATCCATTATTCCTTCAATTAGACTTTGATTTTAGAAGCAGTTTTACCTTCATTCGTTCCCAGTAGGTTTTACTCTCTTCTTCAATGTACTGGATCAACTGCTCTCTGGTGATCGGAGGGATCTGGTTATCTGCCGCATAACGCTGAAATGCACGACAATACATTTCCATAGCCCATTGGAGCCACCAACGGTGTATCCGACAGTAAATCAACGAAACTACCATAACCAAGGCCAGCAATAAATATTTCAAATTCTCACCCCTCTGAAGTAAATTTTTGTTAATCCATTGAGTTAATTATAGTTTACTTTAGTTTATTTGTCAACACCACGAGTAAACAAAAATTAACTTTTCCTCGCTTTTAGGAGTGTTTTTCATGTTTTTTAATACTTTTCTTGCTCTCTGTGAAAAGAAAAATATCTCCCCAACTCGCGTCGCATTAGATATTGGCCTGAGTAAGGCTGCTGTTACAAGATGGAAACAAACAGAATCTACTCCTAACGGCGATGTGCTGTGTAAACTAGCTGACTACTTTGGATGCTCTGTTGACTATCTGCTCGGCCGCGAGAACACATCTGACACAACAGTTCTTCCCGCAAAGCTGCAAGAGCTTGTGGACACCGCTTCTTCTCTTTCAGAAGAACAGCTTAGCGATCTCCTTCGCTATGTCCGTTTCATCAAAGCAGACGGTGAAAAGTAACTCTTTTCATTTCTTTACTTCACCCCTTTTTTGTTTACCATAGTTATATTATAATCCAAAAAAAAATAGGATTTCAATGGTTTTTCCAAATATTTTAGGATTTTATGTTTTTCACAAATTTAGGAGGTTTTTTATGTATGAATCTACAAAGGTTGCTGAAACCATAAAAACCACATCTAAAATGAAAGGTGTTCAACTCAAAGAGATGCTTGCTGAGCTTGAACTCAACAAAAACACGCTTTCCAGTATGTATAACGGTTCTATGCTGAAAGCTGATAGTCTCGCCCGTATTGCTGATTACTTAGATTGCTCTACCGATTATCTTCTCGGACGCCACTCAGCTTCAGAAATAAAAAAAGACGGCAACGCCGAAGCACTGCCGCCGGACACCCCTCTCACCCTCTACCAGAAGCAGCTGATCGAGTTTGCTGAATCGCTGACTGAGGAAGAGGTCAAGAAGGTGTTGAGCTATATTCGGTTTGTTTTATCGGAAAGAGATGGAAAATAACTCCTACTGTTTTCTAACTCTAAAATAAAAAGCCGCCTCCGGGCTCCTATCCCCGAAAGCGGCTGCTAAAAATGAAATTTACAAATCATAGATTGCAATACTACTATTGAAAAGGTTATAATAAAATTAGGATGGTGATGTATTTGTGGTAATAGAAATAAATAAACTTTCTGCTGATGTTCCATCGAGTAGTTTTGATTGTGGTAATCAGAGTATAAACAACCTGATATCCCGATCCTATTATCCTACCATCTTGCATCAAGCTTACGCCTTTTGCGTATCCAATGGTGATGCTATCATTGCTTATTATATGTTGAAATTTGTGAGTATTGATATCGGTAAATGCCCTGATGAAATATCAGAATTCTATGAGGATTCTTTTGAACCCCATCTATGTGCAGTTAACATTGAATACATTGCTGTTGACAAAAAGTATCAAGGTTATCATTTTGGCACTTACATTCTTCAACAAATCATCACTGATGTGCAAAATCTGTGTGAGTATTGGCCTGTGCGTTTTATCACATTAGATGCATTAACTACAAAAATTGATTGGTATAAGACATTAGGATTTAAGGAATTTAAGCCTAACAATGATTCATCTTCTACCGTTAGAATGTATTTGGATTGCGCCTCAATAGACTTAATACATTCTTATGTTGATACGTTCTGTTAACTTATTCGGAGGTGATTTTATGAGCAAAGTTGTCAATGGTCGAATAATATTAGATAAAGAAGAATCTAAAGAATTCTTAAAAGATATTTTTCACCCAGATGTAGAAGCTCTTAAAAAAAGGGATGCATTCATCGGGGATACTAAAAATTGGACCGTTCAACGCTTAGGAAATGGCCGTACTATTATTGATATTCCTGATTTAGAGCTACCTTCAATGTCAACAGTAGATATCTCGGATAATTTATTTGTTGAATACTCTAAGCAAGATTCTTCTGATGTTACTGTCAAGATTTCAGCTAGCGATACCTTTCCACAGTATGATAATATTAACTCAGATTGTTCTAAGATAGAGAACTCGCCTATAGAGTCTATTCTTATTCTCATGCCTAAGTCAGAATATCCTGCCCCCTTTACAAATTCAAATTTTTCACTTTTGGGATTCTACAAGGAAAATTCGCTGGATAGGAGTGCTTGTTATAATGTCTAAAACAATTTCCATAAAAAAAACAACATTTAAAAACTTCAATTTTTCCAATTTTTTAAAACCAAAACAAACGACAACATTGAAGGTCAATGTTGATACTTCCTTTGCGTTACCTAACACAAATACTATGGATGATGGGTTGATTAATTTTAATATCGACATTAAACCTTTCGATGGTTCAAATTTATTCTCTCTTTCTCTTCATGCTTCTTTTATTATGTCTTGGAATGAACAGGTTGATTTAGAAGCAGCAAAGCAAATAATGTCAGAAGCAGCTTTACCTGTTGCATATGCAGAACTTTCTCGTCGTTTAAGAGAAATTATGCTTAACTTAGAACTTGCCCCTATAGAGCTGCCGGAGGAATTCATAAATAAAAACCAATAATTCAACCCAAAACCTTAGCCCGGCAGATTCCTCTGCCGGGTCTTTCTTTTGCGTTTTCTCTCCATCCTCTACTGCCGCCTCAAACTCCCTCTTGGCGTACTCCAGCACCTCTGCCACTTCTTCATCCGTGAGGACGGACGCCTCCGTGATGAGTTGTTTTATCAACTCTTCTTTGCTGCACATGGAAGATACCTCCTATTTACCCTTAAAAATCCTCCACCATATCCTAAGAAACAAACTGCTAAAATCGGTGTCATCATATCAAAAGGCTATGTAATTATTGATATACTGTATTTGGGAAATCACAAACGTCTGCTAATTTGAGACAAGTTCCTTAAATTCATCAAACAATTTTCGATAAATCAGGTACTCCCACTGCTTCCCCATGTTGATGGCTACACCAAAAGGAAATTTTCCCTCGCGCAATCCATACCGGATATTCTGGGCATTGATCCTCATTCCCAGTTCCCGCAGCTCTTTGGCCGCTGCTTCCGGGTTGATTACCTCAGCTTTCAACCCTTTCCCCTCCCCTCCGTTGAAATCTACACCCTCATTCTAACGCTTCTTTCAGCAAAAATCAGGAAAATGGAAGATTATTACCGTATCCGTAAAAAAATTACGTATTTCGTAATATCCTTCCGCTTTCCTGATTTTTCTTTTAAAGCTCTATATAATAAAAAAAAGAGGCATTCCTGTTTTTTATTCAGGAATGCCTCTCAAACATACAAAGGACGTGATCGATAGTGCTGTGCCAAAAATGCAAAAAAGAAATACCGGATGGCTCTGTCTACTGCCTTTTTTGCGGGAAAAAGCAAAGCGGTACAGGTACTACTAAAAAGAAAGGAAAACGGAGGAAGCGTGGAAATGGAACTGGAAGTGTCTACAAGGAATCTGGCTCCAGGAAAAAGCCCTGGGTTGCTGTCATTACTCTAGGATACGACGAAACTGGGAAGCGACAAAGCGAAAAACTTGGATACTATGCAACAGAAAAGGAAGCACTGAATGCCCTTGAAAATCTGCCCCAAAATATGATAAAAGACAACATCAACATCACCCTTCGGCAGCTCTATGAGCTGTGGGCTCCCAAATATTATTGTCATCTGAGCGAGAAAGGAGTTGAAGGATATACAAGCTGCTGGAACAAATGGATTTATCCACACCCCAACAGCATGAAGGCTGTGCGCTCTTTGAGTGCGTTTGACTTCGATACTATCGTTCAGGCTATCGTTGATGACGGAAAAGGGATAGACGTCTGCAAGCGGACCAAGCGTCTCCTACGCTATTTATGCAGATTGGCTGTAAAAATGAACGTCATATCAACCAATACCGCCGAGCTTATCGACATCGAAAAGATAGTCAAATTCAAAAACGAAAAGGATATTTTTACCGCAGAAGAGTTGGAGGTTCTATGGCAACATTCAGGCGACAGAAACGTTCAATACATTCTTTTTATGGTCTACTCCGGCTTCAGAATCTCTGGTTTCCTTTCTTTAGATATTAGAAACATTAACATGGAGGAAAATTACATGATAGGCGGCATCAAGACGGACGCCGGTCGTGACAGAATCGTACCAATACATCCTTTAATCAAAAATATCCTATCCGGCTTCATGGACGAAGCAAAAGCTCGTGCGGAAAAATTACCAGGAGATGTTCCTCATTTGCTGGTAACTAACAAAGTCGGTAAAAAATACGATTACCGCAATTTCACTGAGCGAATCTTCCTCCCAACATTGGTTGAACTGCATATTATCCCAGAATATCGCAAGGGCAAACTGGACGAAAACGGAATCAAGATAGAGGAACGACAGAAACCGCGCTTGACGCCTCATTGTACAAGACATACCTTCGCTAGCCTTATGGATTCTGCCGGCATGAATAAAAATATTTTGGCACGCATCATTGGTCATACTGACCCTAAAACAACAAATAAATACTATATTCATAAGCAAAGCAAAGAATTAGTGCAAGCAATGATGGATGCCGCAAAAAGTGAGAGTAACCGTGAGAGTAACGCTTAAAGCACTACTCTCACTCTCTCTGATTTTAAGCCACATTTAGACCCATGGCTTTCCCTTTTGGGCAAAACAAAAACGTCCAAAAACAGCTTAAACAAGCCATTCTTGGACGTTTTCTTTTGGAGCTGATGACGAGACTCGAACTCGTGACCTCATCCTTACCAAGGATGTGCGCTACCACCTGTGCCACATCAGCATATCTGGCAGGGGCAGAAGGATTTGAACCCTCGGCACGTGGTTTTGGAGACCACTGCTCTACCAACTGAGCTATACCCCTATATCGGTTTCCCATAAAAGAATGGTGGGCCTTCAGGGATTCGAACCCGGGACCGACCGGTTATGAGCCGGTTGCTCTAACCAACTGAGCTAAAGGCCCACATA